ACAGATCCAGTATTGTGATCGAATATAAAGTGAACCTTGTGCGGGTTTGTACGATTATCCTCTAGCGATATTTTTGTCTTGTGCTCTGGCCTTTTCCAAAAATAGATCTTAGATTCTGCAAATGGTGATTGAAAATAAATTGATCTAGTATCATCATACCAAGACTTCTTATTACCCTTGAAGTCAACATCGCCTAGCAGTCTTTTCGCTGCTGGATAGTGGTATGTATCTGTCCCGTATTTATTATCATATTCATGCAATCTAACTCTTGGCGGGTTTGTTAGATATCCAGATCTTGCTTTTCGCATTCCGTTAAGTGATGCATGATAAACTGCTCTAATTCCCTCGTCTGTTAAGTTTGTCTTCCAGATAGCTACATCAGAAATTGATCCCGTAATGAAAACTTCTCTGTCATCTTCATCTCTTGCAGCACCGATATAAAACCCACTCCCAGTATGAACCATTCCTGAAGCACCTGAGAATGTTGGCCCTGTGTATCTACTAGATGTTCCTGCTAGTGTGGGAATTCCATTTACATATAGCTTCATTCCCGACGCGCTTTGGCTCCCATCGTATGTTGCTGCTACGTGCCACCATGGACCTCTTTGTGCTGACATGTCTGGGCCGGACCTTAGTGATCCTGTATGAGATGTAGCTGGCTGGTCATCACCAATTACCTGCCCTGTAAATGCAGATATTCTATCTATGCCTGCAGGGTTTGTTTGATCATCTGTTATATGATATATCGAGCAGGCAAGTGTACCTGTCTTAATCCACATACTATACTGATAATCTTTCCACACTAATCCCATCGTACCGGATTGTCTAACAGCATCTCTATGAATTGCTGAATTCTTCACCATGGACGTATTAGCTGGTGGCTTTACCCAGCATGTAAATGTAAATGCAGGATCTTTGTTGTCGCCACCGTCGCCGGCATCAAAAGAAAGATTTTTTAAAGCTTCTGAGTCTGTTATCTTAAAATAGCTACCTGTTTTAGCGCGTCTGGGCCTAAGGATCTCCATTGCAGGAAGATCTAAGTTTGATTTTCCTCTTCCAGATGTAACAGCACCGGACAAGTATTTTACCTCTGTTGAAGAGAATCCTGGTGGGACATTCATAGACCCAGAAAACGAACCAGAAGATGCAGCAATCTCAGAAAAGTGAGCATTCATTTCGTACCCAGAAGTACCATCTCCTGATGAATTTTCGTGCACTCTAAACCATGCGACCAAATCGTTTGATGAGTGATATAGATCGCCCTTCTCAGAAACGAACATTGTTTTTAGATCATATGGTAGCTTATTACCATCTTTTGGGCCGAATGTGGGCATTATTACTTCTTGAGACCCCCGAATGCGATTGAGTCTGTCCCTATAGGTGTGTTGATATAGTCGAAACCATGAGTTGCATATCTATGGTTTACGCCAAGGTCACTATCGTTAAGGCTGAGATTTGATGACACATATGTAAGTGCATCTACAATTGACATTTCTCGGCCATTCGAATCTTCATATGATGCTTCGGCTAGCTTTGTCAAAGCTTCAAGCTTGTCTGTGCTGTCGATGTACGGTCGTATTTCTGTAACCTGATCTGTTACAAATCCCTGCATTGAAAGAGGGCCAGCTGTTGCAAATTGATCTGATGTGCTGTTTGTTTGCAGGGTACCGGTATTAAATGGATAAGAATAGTGCAAAGACCAAGATCCCGAGACATCAAAACTCCGAGATGCTATTAGATCTGCGCCAAACAACTCTATTCCGTCTAAAAAATAAGTCTCTTTTCTGTGACCATTGTAGGGCTCATACTGATCTGTTATTATCTGACTATTCCCAAATGTAGATTCATCAGTGCAGAATACTGATCCCCTAACACCTCTTGCAAAGAATGGAAATTCGGTACCCGTTCTAGAAGCTTCATCTCTGATTGGGAATATTTCAATTGCTCCCTCATTATGACGAGAAGTTGATGCATCAACCATTTCAGATGAGATAAGAATAGTATTGGGGTTGCTAGATATGAATTCAATAGCACCTCCGCGAAAAATATTATCTGAACGCTTCTTCCAAGAGTCTACTTCATCTGAGGTGTTGATCGTCCCTTTAGAGTGGCGATCTACAGAAAGTGTTTGATCAGAAAACGGCGTTCCATCTTGAAAGTCTCGCGGCTGCCCATAATCGTCAAATTTCATGAAGTGACTTGGTATCGATGCAATAGATCCAGAAGCAGACTGGTGTGAATCCATCCTTACAGATGACCTTTCTTTTTCAATGCGTGTAAATTTCTCTGTTATAATTCCAGTAGAAGAAGTCACATACGATTGAGATACATAACCCATTGATCCAAAAGTAGACGGTGACTCCATATCATTGAACGGATAAAATGATCCTGTTTGAACTCTGCCGTTGATGACTTTAATTCTTCCACCTGAGCCGACCCTTACTTTTACAGCCGTTGCTCTGATTAGATGATCCCAAGATCTTATATGAACACCCTCTCTAAGGAAATCAATAGACCCACTCTCAGAAGAAACACTTCCTCTTGTAATTGACCCTGAATTAACTCTAGATGTAGTGGGCATTAATATTTCCTAATTGTTGCTACTAGTTGACGAAGTAAAAGTGTTCCTTTCAAGCTATGTCTATCGTTTTCACCCAAGTATATATCGCTATAGTTATAAGTGAATTTTGGCCTTTCAAGCATATGTGACTCAATAACAAAATTGACTCCCAAAAATCTTGTTTTTCTTGGAACTAGTTTTTCAATCATGTCAGATATAGTTGAATCAAACCACTTGAAAAACTCAAAAAATGCCCTATTGTTGATCTTTGTTGTCAGCCTCTGAAAATATATGTCTCGCAGTATTTCTAAGTCCGGATAGTCAAGAGAAAATACAAGGTTGGGTGACCCAATTATTTCGTCTAGTGAATCTAATGTTGAGAATATATTGATAATGTCTTCATTTAGTGCCTGCACAGAAGATACTTCGATACTAAAACGTTTATCATCTCGAGAAATTTCTCCGGGTGGTATTTTATGCAAAGGTGCTTGTTCTACTTTGTTTCTACGTGCCGTTTCGCTATTCTTGAAACTCCTTGGACGTATTTTTTGATTGTTAATTGCTTGATCAAAGTATGGTGATATCATTGAGTGCTGGAATGTTACAGGCACACATGCTGGTTTATTTGCTTCAAATCCAGTACCTGAGAGGTGTAAATTATTTTGAGAGAAATCAAAGAAAGAAATAAATCCTGAGGAATTCGAGCCTGTCCTTATTTGATCTGCAGATATGTCAACACGAAGTCTTTCAAATGAGCCAGACTCAACTGTTACGAAGTTAAAATTCTTCTTTGGATTAGAGACACCCAATGATTTGAAATTTCGTACATGCTCCATGTCTTCTGTGTCGTTCAAATCTTTTGACCAGAATCTTATTTGACCTACATTTCCTTCAAATAGCGTCCATCTTGGGCGAATATTTTTGTTAGTGTCATTTAAAAAGCCACCGGCTGTAGCATTTGGATTATATGCGTCAATACTTTGTGATCCGATAACAAAAAAGCTACCACTGGCATTGTAACTGCTGTGTAAAGACTCAAAATAGTTAGTACCATCATGATCATCAAAGAGAATACTCTTGCTGTGATACTCTTCTATTCCATCACTAGATGCGCGGCCAGCTCTAAGAAAGTATGAAGAAGAGTTAATAGTCCCTGTTAGGTCTGATCTTATTCTTCCAAATGAAATGTGCCAATTGTTTCCATCAAATATGTTCACCCCTGTAACAGGCAGTGCTAGCATACTTCCTGATATCACAGGCCTTACGTACAACGTAAGTGAGCCTGTTGATAAATTATCAGAACTCCCTGAGAATGCTATAAGGTTTGCCAATATTGCACCAGAACCGGTTATCGATCCCGCCGATCCTGTTGTACAAACTCTAGACAAACTTTGTGTAACATTGTATGAAAGTGAACCTGTTCTTGCTGGGAAAGCATAGTATGCCTCATATGTCCAAGATCCTGAAGTGAACAATCCGTCTGACTCTCTTGCAGATACTCCGTGTATACCATACGGCTGTACAGACTTTGGTGCTTTTGGACTAGCTTGAGGATCTCTATGATTTCCAAATTTATCTTTATTCGGGTGTGGCTTTATGAATCCGGAACCGCCAGAGAAATCTTGGAATGATATAGCAGCTGTATCCGGGCTGTGTGTACCAGAAATAAATGCATTATTACCCAGGTTTAGCCGTTCTCTACTAGATTGTATTACAGTTACTAAATCAGAATCATAAGTTCCGCCAACAGATCCGCTGAAGCTTGACGTTATAACTTCATAAATCTCTTGTGCTTGATTGTTATTTGTGCCCGCTATCTTTATAGTACAAGTCTCTATAGAGCCACTAGTACCTGCAGGTGCATTAGCAGCAAATATAAATGTAAGGCGTTGCCCGTCTGAAGACGTGATGAAGAATTTATCACCCTCAGTTATCTTTGAGTAGTCACTGGATGTTATATAGCCTATAGACTGCAAATATGGTGCTGGATCTGGTTTACCTACCTCTACCCTAGCACCCGAAAGAAAACATGACTGCGCAAACGGTTTGTTAGTGCTAATACCGTGAGAGTTGAGATCTTCTGTAACAACTGCTTGCGATCCTGAGAATGATATCATTCTTGTTGTTGTTATTCTAGCTTCTCGTACATCTGTAATTTTTCTAGACTTAGAGCCGCCGAATTCTCTAAATCTAAAGTTTTGATCCGGATTGATTCCCATCCTACGTATTAGCGATTTTATGCTATGAATTGTACCCTTTGACTTTATGATTTCTGAAAGATCGGTCAAGATTCTTCGCCAAATTTGATTCTGGACATATTTCAGTGAGTTGTCATGCAATTCAGAAGCCGGTCTTAGATTTTCACCATTATTGTACTGCCCTAATGATGCATGAGCTGTCATGTTTGGTAATGAAAATCCATAGTATTCAGCTAGAAAAGGTAAGAATGTATCAGCAACAGTGCCATTGTCGTCATAATCAACATGCAACATTCTGCCAAAATGATCTAGATATATTTTCAACTCATCAAATTGTTTAGCCCATATAAACAAAAGTGTTGCCATTAGATGTGGTGGGCTTAGTTGACCGCCTCCAGGAAAGTTTTTAGACTCTCCGTAGACATTTCCAACTGAGCCTATTTCCGGGTCTGGGAAGTCGAAACCTTCATTTTGTAATGCCTCGTGAAGGTAATGTTTTGGAACAAGCTTTGTGATTAAATTTGGGTTATTATAGTCATATCTAGAAGCAGAAGTTAGCAAATCTTGATTTAGTGATATAAGTTCTGGATGTGCTGGAAATAAAACAGGATTTTCGCTTAGCGACTCTAATACTAAGGGTGTTCGTCCGGCATTCTCTATTCCTGAAGTGTCTAACTCTCTTAGCGCTGAACTATAATTTGTAATGTTTGAGTGTAGTGAATTTCCTGAACTGTCAATTAGAATACTGTTGTTCGAGTAAGATCCTGTAGGTTCATTAAACTTGAAATATAACTTAAGCTTCTTGCTAGGGTAAACATTTCGATGTGCTTCTCTTTCTTGTATTTTCGGGGTTCGAGCAGAATGAAAGATACGAAAGTCATCGATCGATCCGGAGAACGATGTTGTTGGTACCCATGTTGTTCCCTCTGAAGCTCCATATGGCCCGTGTGCAGTTCCTGATCCTATGAACATCGGTTGATCAGCATAGCCGAAAGCTCCCATTTCTGTGCTCATTGATGATGTAGACTTAAGCTTGAAATTTCTGTATAATTCAATCTTTTGAATGCCGGGAGTATTGTTTATTGTTGCGCATATATGCTGGAATCTTCCCCGGGCCAAGTCCATTGATGCACTCATAAAATGACTGCCTGACGATACTATTACTTCAATTGCGCCAGAGACAGCTGCAGCGTTTGTTTCACTTACTACAAGGGTAAACCCATATTTCTTATCCTTGACCCTCTGTACCAAAACAGAGTGCCCTAGATCAATATTCTTTGGTATACTTAAGTGAAAGTCAAATGATAGTGAATTTACTCCGGCGTCTAGAATCGATTTACCTGTTCTATCTCTGGATAGAGTCGGCATTGTAGTCCCAGCATAATCATTGATACGTATAAATGTTCCAGCATTAGATGACTCACCTGATACTGTGCCAGAAAAATTCAAATAGCCTAAGTTTTTTGGAAATCTATCCAGTATATATTTTTCAAAACCTGTAAGGTCATTACGAAATTTATCTAGCTCTCTCTTAGTGCCATCAAAAGGATAGTAATTGATAATTGTATCAAATGCAACATTGACATTTGCTTCTGCTGAATTAAAAAATGTGTGATTTTCAAATTTAGACCAGTCTAAAGACACTTGCTGGGTTGACTTGAGAGGAGACCCGGGTGGGTCATGCATGAACGATGCTGTTGGTGAAAGAAGTGACTGGCTCATGTTGTCGATAGTCATATCTTTGAATGCAACATTCTCAGATGCCAGCCTTCTCACAATTGACGGAGAGAAAAGTGGTCCTGTGCCGAATGGATTATTACTCGCCATTATTCATCCAATCTAAATCTAGTGCTAATATTGTCTGCTACAAACTCAACACCACGATCTACTACTAAAAAATCAAACGTATATACTCTACCGGGAAAAAGATTATACATGTAAAAATCAAAAAACATTCCCTCAGAATCAGATGAAAGCCTAGTGCCATTTTTATTTTTTTCGTATGGTATCAGTATATCGCCTGTATCTGCATCTCGCACTCGATAGTATACTTCTTGAAGTACTTCACTTTTTATCTTGAGCGGTCTCTTAACAGGAGTATTTAGTTCATCATTGTAGTCTCTAACAAACAATCTAAATCTTACTTTGTCTCTAGAGGTATAAGCACTTCTAGCATTTATTATTTTCAGTATGGGCCTTCTAGATGTAAAGTTCATAGCTGTTCTATTGGGAGAATTAATTTCCAAACTACCAGTATAATATCCTACTTTGCCATCTGTGCTTTCCCAAAATTCATCAAATTTCAATGAGCCTGAAATTCTGGCGAAATCTGTTACACGACTTTTTCCAATTACAATATCTGTAGTGCTAGACGGAAGTGCAAATGTTGCTGAATAAACACCCGTAGCACCCTTGTTAGTAGAGCTTCCTGTATGCTGTGATGCTGTGATGTATTTTGTGTAGGATCCTGTCATTAGCCGCACAATCACACAATCAGATCCCACAACTGGTGTCAACCCGCTGCCAGAAACTATATTAGACGGCTGTCCTCTATGAAAGTTATTTAGAAACAATGTTCCTGTTACGTCAAAAAAGAATGATTCATGATGATCGTGTAGTGTATCATCAAATGATACATGTAACTGTGGTTGATTATAGCGATTTCTAGAGTGCCTTGAAGCAAATCTCTTTACAAATCTAGTTTTTGAGTCTGTCTCCTCTGACCCTGAAAACGATAGACGAAAGCCCAAATCAGGAATTACATCTTTGAGTGTTGCTGATATTATTTTTGTAACATCGATGCTCAAATCTTCATCGCCTACTACGAAATGCTGTGTTGCACCCAAGTCTTCAATTCCGGCTGAGTGTAGATTTCCTGATGATATGTAGTCAATATCACTGCTTCCTAATAGTCCTGGCTTGTTCGCACCGGTCAATTCCCACGATGATATGGTATCATTTGAGTATGATGCTGTAATAAAATTGCACCCATCAATATCATTGAATGATATTACATCACGACCGATACCCTCATCAAAGCTTTTAGACAAAGGGTAGACAGCAATTCGATAGTTACTTGGTGTTGCATGGCCCCCAAGTATATTTTTTAACTTCAGAGTACATTTGAAAGTTGAATTACTAATGTCAAGTATCGATCCGGTAAGTGACTTAAGGCGATCTATGTCAAATTTTATCAGGATCCTGGATAGCTCTGTTGGCGAATCTTCGCCTGTCAGTGTTGACTCATCGTACAATTTGAAAAGATCAAGTGTTCCAGCGCGGCCGACATTTGCATCAGTTGCTCTAAACTTGCCGTTGATAATTTTATTTGTAATGTATGTGTCTTTGCTAGATGTTAGTATGAGATACATTTTTCATCTCCCTACAGTGCTGTACCAATAATGTCATTTGTTGGAAACCTCAATTCAAATATCGATCCTTGTGGGCCAGTAATCATATTCCTCACTGTTGATGTCTTGAAGTCAAACGATGTATCACTGTAAATTCTGTTCTCTATTGTTCCGGCCAGTGGGCCAATATCTAGTTCAATAAGTGAGATAACACCTGGTGTGTTGATAATAACATTTCTAATGTCATCTATCAGGATCGGTTGATCTATTTGAAAGTGTCTAAGTTCTAAGATTTCTTTCACTCTAGCAATAGCAGTCTGCACTGTTGCTTGTTTGTTGACGTTGGGATTACAAAGTATGCCAAATTTGACGTAGTAATTAACAACGCTAGCGTCTAATATATCTATCGCGTCTGATATGAGCCTGAATTCATTTAGATATTTGGCTATGTTTTTCTTGAGAGAATCCGGAGTGATATCTAATTGACCCATTCTATTTCTAGAAATAACATACAATAAAGAAGATAGCGGATTCTCAGGATTGTCAGATATTCCCGCTCGATAAACTCTTCCAAACTGGGCCGGCAAAGTGTATATCCTTGCTAGTAAGTCTTGTTTGCTAACAATTCTAGACTGTTGCTGGCGTGCCACCGGTATTTTTTCTCGCAATTCAGATAAAGTAGGTGCAGAATCTCCTCCTCGCGCAGGATCATGATTCTTCACATCAAGTGATGATCTAACATATGTAGCATCTGCCATAGACGGATTTCTTCTAAAAGATATTTTAATATTTGATATTTTTCTAATCGCACTTGCAGGAACGTTGTGAGATAGTCCTCCGCCTGATCTATATCTTATCCTTATTGTTGTGTTCTTTGGTGATATTCCTAATGTTCTGCTCTTTATAAGGTCATTAGGGTCGATAGAAAATCTAGAAAATGTTGTCTTACCATACAGCGGTAAAGATAGCTTGCTGGGATCGGGAATAATATCGTCATCTAGCGAGTCAGCATCTCCAGAACCAAACTTCACTCGAGTAACTCGAGTATTGGGATCAACAATACGTACGAATCTATACGGTGCTGGGGCAACTTCAAGATTGCTCTGAACAAGATCGCTATCTTCATTTAAATTCATGACTGCCTTGAATACAGTGTCTTGTGACAGTGATTCTACTTCGTAGTACTGATTTCCATCCGAATCTGTAACAGACATAATGTCAGACACATCAGATCGCTTAAGCGAAACCTCTCTAAACGGCACATGAGTTGTGCCTATGCTGAATGAATCTTCAGACTCATCTCCAGAGACCATCAATCCTTCCAATGTCATGATATATGATGCTGGGGAGCCGTCTGAGTTAACATCTTCAACAACATATGATGCATCGTAATTTCCTCCGTCGTCTTGCTTGGCAAAGTCTAGATCTTCTGTCAAGTTAAATTTTACACCATTGAAAGATTCACATTGCGTTCCTGCTAATATCACCGGTAAAGCACTTCTCTTTGGAGCATACGATCCGTCAGAAAGTTGTTCAGAATATACTTTTATAAAAAATGTTGAGTAAACTGATGCTGGTGATGCACCAGATATTTGAATTCCCGCAGACCTTAAATGCCTAATGAGATTCTTGCTCTCAACTGCTGTGTATGCGTTGAGCTCATTGAATTGATGATCTAGATAGAATGTCATTGTATCGCCGACCATTGCTGCCATATCTAATAACAAACCCCCTAAAGATGCTTCTGAGAAGTCTTGTATCTGGTTTGGAAAATATGTCTTGGCATATCGAAGAAGTTCTGACCTAAAGCTATTGAAATCTTTAGCCAGGTACGTTCTATTGTTCTTTCTTTTTAGCTTTTTCTTTACATCTATAGACATATTATCCTGCTACGTATAGAATTACTTCTATTTCACGTTTTTTTTGTGTTAGCTTCGGTATGCCATAAGTAACTTTTACACCGACTTTAGCTGTATGCTCATTATCATGACGATCTACAATTGGCTCAAACGTCTCTAAGTTGACATATGGCATGTATTTGTCAACTGCTTTTTTAATTCTTTGTACTGCAACTTTATCAGCACTTTCTGCGCCTAACTCAAAACATAACTCCATCAAGTTTGCGCCAAAGTCATAAAAACCTAAACGCTCACCATGGTTTGTCATGATAAGATTGCGTAGATTGTCTGATATTTGATCTAATAATACAGTATTCATTCTAAACAAAGAGTTGGAATTGTCTGACAATTGCAACGGTGTTCTTATACCAATTGGAAGACGTACAGACTCAAGCTTTGCTTTTCTAGATCTTTCTTTCTCGTCTAAATCTAGATCGCCGACACTATTGAAGTCGTACGTCCTTCTATTTTGTGCTATTTCTGCCATTGGATTATCCGGTCCTTGTTAGACGTAAATATAATCTGTATCAAGTTGCAGTGAATAGAATTTCTATAATAGCTTTCCAAATCCGGTATGTAGAGCAGGCGAGGTGGGTGCTACTGTAGCACCTGTTCCGGTTCCTGGGCCTGTTGGAGTTACTACAACAGTTGACAACGTTGTTCCTGGTGGTGTCACAGATGACACTAGAGTAATATCGACATCAGCGCTTGTTATGTAGTCATGAATTGCATTAGCCATATCTAATGCCATTTTTGCATTATCTTCACCCTCTAATTTTCTTTCCTCAAATATTGAAAATAATGTTGCTTGTAGTGTAATTTTAGCATTTGATAGTGACATAATGTTTCTATTCTCCGAATATTCGATCTGATTTTATACTTTTTATTTGATTTATTCTGGCATCCATGTCAGTCTGTAACGTCATGCATTCTGCAGTTGACGATACAAGTATTGACGGGTTTGGCGCACCAAAACCCGGGGTTGTATTTCCTGCAAATGTTGATTGCAAGCTAGTGCCAAATGATTTAATGTTGGTCAACACTTCTGTTAGCAGATCTTCAAGCTCTTGATACTTTACATATGGCTGGGAGCCTCCCGGGCCAGGGCCTTTGCCGGCGCCGCCGTCTTTTGTAGTACGCCCTAAAAATATCTTTGATCCTGAAATTTGAACTGTGCCATCAGGTAGAATAATAATTGAAGCAGCATCATCATCAGGCGTGCCCTCTTTTATTATACGTATAGACCCATTAATTGCAGCAGCATCATCATATGGCACATCAATATCTTTTTTTCTTGCTACAATTCTTATCTCGTCAGACTTAACAACTATGCATGCTGCATCTTCTATTTCTTCTATTTTTGCTTCAAATGGGTTTGGATATGATGCTGACAAGCCGTAATCATGATCGACATCTGATCGCATAGATACATATATCCTGCTAGCATCGTATATAAAGTCGGGATCCCCCTCGGCTGTATCACACAAACGATTTATTGTTCCCGCGCCCAAACCTCGCAATGTTGGATTTTTGTCAGTTTCATAAAATCCTCGAGAGTTGAGAATAACCCTTGGTTCTGTTCTAGATGGTTCACCACTAGACTTAGTTTCAAATATTGGATCGCCGGAGGTGTTCAAATATATTCGGCCGCGGCCGGCGACAATGTCGATTGCGCCGGCTAACTCTTTTAGTATGTTCTCGTAAGAATTTTCAGATATTTTTGGATCTTCGCCTACAATAACATCGTTCGTACTAGTATCTAAAGACGCATTGCTAAGCTGATGAGGGTCAGAAGGTACTGGTGAAAACTCTGAATTCCAGCCACGATCTTGCCCTAGACATATCAGGGTGTTATTAGAACCCTGTAATACTAAATCCCCGGGGCGTTTAGTGAATCTTGGCACTGGCTCTGCAACTACAGAACCGGCTGCTAATGATCCTGTATATACCCTTTCGAAAGGCAGATCACCGTTCGCGGTTGGGCCCAATGTAGGAATAATTTCTTGACCTGGCACATTGCCCTCAGGGCCGTTTGGAAAGTCAGGTATTTTTTCTGAATCTTCATCTGATGTTTGACGATAGTCACCAATTGAGTAATCCCATCGTCTATCGTCATGTGTGTAATTTACATCATCTACATGTTGAGGTGCTTGCATTCTGCAAAACCAGTATCCGACATTTGACCCTGGCTCTCGTAAGACCCAAACTCTTTCCCCCTGCTTGATTGGCATAGATAAATGAGGCGGAAAAAATGGATAGCATAGAAATTCACCCTCTGATTCAGAAGAAAATTGTACTATTATAGAATTTCTGGGTGCTTGTGACAATTCTAGTGAATTCGATAATCTAGATAGCAGCTCGTCTACATATGGATCTGAGTTGTCATCGCCCTCACCCACGGTTGGATATCCCAAGACTGAAATGTCATACAAGATATCTTTTACTATGGCTTTCTGAAATACTGATGATGATGGTGCATCTCGTATCGAGAGTACATCTTCTGAAAGGTCTGACTGTGCGCCCAGTAAATTTCGCTGAACGTCTGTTGTCATTATGTAGCTCCCTTTTTTCCATCACCTATCTGGGAGAATATATCGTCGGGATCGATTTTGGCTTCTTGTTCTTCTGCTTTTGTTATAAGCTCTGCAAGTCTTAAAATTTGCTCATTTGACTTATTCATTCGCTCTAAATACTTTGACATCGTGGGGCCAACTGTAGCATGCTCAATTGTGCCACCCTTCATTTGGCTCCATGCATCAGTAAATAGCATGGATGCACTCTCCCTGTCATTTAGAGCATTTTCGTATATTTCTTTCCACAGTAATTTTCTTTTTTCTTCTGTAGAATGAAGATGATCTAGAATGTCAGAAAATTTATCTAATTTTGCTTTTGTTTTGTCAGCACGTGTAAGGGCATCTCCCAAGATATCATTACTCATGATTTCCTCCTAAAAAAGATTAAAGTCACCAGATGCACCTGTCAATCGCCTATAGTGCTTTCTTATTGACGACATTGCAACAGACAATTGCTTCGGCGAAAGCCCGGAGATCTCTCTGACGTATACTAGTATTGCACGCTTATTCAGAAAGTCTAAATCGTCTATATTTTCAAATACTGTAATGACTGCATTGATACAAGATTTTTCAGACTCACTAGTCACTATTCCCTGAATTTCTGTCAAAAGATTTTGAATCTCATTTCTTAGATTCCTATTGATGAGTAAGATATCTGGCGGTGGGATTACATCATGACTTTCATACATTTCTCGTTGCAGAGTTGTCATACTGTCAGGATTGTCAGAGCTCACATGTCGCTTTACTCTTTTCTTTTGTTTTCTAGACCGTATAATGAGCCAGTTCTTAGCCACAACATTGAAGTATGAAAATGCTTTGGTACCTCGTTCTGGCTTCCATTTATGCATAGACTCATATAAAAATGATACACAGTCTGACTTCATATCATGAAACGTATCTAGAGGAGACTTGAAACCATAAACAAAAATAAGATTTTCAACCAATTTTTCAAATGCAGGTTGAATTTCTTTTATATAGACATTATGTTTATCATCTGTCAGATCTTTTGATTCTTGCTCAGACTCAATCTTTTCAAAACCCTGATACGTTTGAATTGCGGCTTGGGTATCCATAGTGAAATACATGTTTCTAGGGCCTGTGCCCCTCTTACGACGTATTTTTCGCTTTTTACTCACTAGTTTTTTCAATTTACTCTCCTGGTAGATCATCATGAATGGGTTCACCGGACAGCGAGAATGCATTAGCAATATATAATATTGATGCTCTAGTATCTCTTATATCTTGCACTACCTGGCGCACTTCAGGACTATCATAATAGAGCGGTCGTTCTAGTATACTTGACATTGATTTGTACTTCTCATCCATTACATCTAGTGACTCTTCGATTGCATCTTGTATCTGAAGAATTATGAGCCCAAATCTTACTAAATAGAACAAAGACAGTGCTAACATTGAGATTAGGCATGTAATTATGATGGCTGTTGAAGACATAATGTTTAGGTGAGATTCCTCATAAGCTTGTTATAGTGTTGATTAATAGACTTCTCAGAAAAGTTTTTTCTAATCTTTTCTTTCAAATCGTTAGCCCACTGTTTGGGAAGACTGGGCTTTTTCCGGAATCTCTGCAAACACTTCTTAGCATCATCTTCTATCGGTTCAGCCCATCTAGAATTTTCAACCCAAACTCTGCCGTCGGCTCGTGCTTTTGGAATTTCTGTTAATCTATGCTTGACAGCGATAAACTTTCCGTATTTTAGAAAATCTAGGTGACCGCTCCATCCAGTTGCAATTACCGGTAGTCCACTAGCAGCAGCCTCTAAAAGAGGTAGCCCAAACCCTTCACCTCTTGTGAGTGATACTAGGGCTTTTACTGACGGTACTTTATAAAGCGAAGATACTTCTTCTTCAGACATTGCTCCATGCAAAAAATAAAATCGAGGATATGGTCCTTTTCTAACTTCTGATATTAGATTTCTCAATAATTTTTCTGTTATTGATCGATCAATTTTAGTATTGCAACCTGAGTTTGTCTTAAGAATAATTCCAACTTCAGAATCTCCGGTGAATGTCTCACACATCCACTTGACTGTATTGAATAAATTCTTTCTATCTGTATCCGGTGTCTGGCCTGTGAATTGAGCAAATAAAAGAAAATTAAAGCTTGTCGACAAGTCAATGTCAAGCGGGGAAAGATCGTCATTCGTTACTGACTTGTGATATGTTTCCGGAATTACATGAATAGGCACAGTAACACTACCTGTATCTTCAAGTACTTTTTTTGTATGTCTTGAGGGTACAACAACTGCAGTCATTTTATTACATCTGTCAATCCAATTTGGATTACACCTATCTGACTCAACTGCAGCTGTAACACCTATATTGATGGTTCCCAAATTGGGATCCCACTCATCCGGTAATTGAACTTGTACAGTAACGTCCCACTTATTACCCTCTACAGGCTTGCATGTTCTACTTATGATATCGCCTATCAAACCGTCTTCAGACTCTTCGTTAAGCATCCAGGGTGTCATTCCCCATGACAATATTTGAGCTTCGACATCGAAATCAGATCTAGATCTTGCCCATCTATAGATCTGTCTAGAGTGTACGCCGTATCCTGACATTGTCAGTAGTGGTGCTCTAACAAGTACTCTTTTTTTCATCATATTTCTTGAATCTCCCAGAGCTTATTGTTACTCTGTTTATTTTCAACTAAGTCTAGCAAAGTGTCATGCCACAAGTCGATTGTTGTTTGATGATTGAATTCAGAGTCTACGTACTCCTTTGCTTTCTTTCCCAATTCTACTCTCTTCTCATGTCCCATTTCGTACATGTCTAAGAAAGCTTTAGCAGTAGTCTCAGCTGAACAATAATCTTCATATATGTACGGTACCTGTTGAGAGCCTACCAATGACTTGAATTCTACTGGGAGTGCAATTCCGTTCTCTGATTCATCTCTATGATCTACAACTTGACGCGTAAGTCCCCCTGTCTTGAGTGCGATAATTGGCTTAGCACATGACATTGCTTCTAGTGTTGACAAACCAAATCCTTCTGCATAGCTTACATTGACACATACATCACTTATGTTGTGCAATATATTCATTTTTTCAAATTCAAGCCTGTCAGGTGAGAAAACAACGTTATCTTTTATGCCTAATAAGTCACATGTGGCATATAAATTAGGTCCCTCAGGATCATCTGGTTGAGTATGCATCAGTAGTGATGCCTTCTTGTGACCATGCTTCTCTTCTAGCATGTCTATGAATGTCTTCCATGCTAATAGTAGATCATTGGGTCGCTTTCTTTTAGCGTTTCTATTTACCCAAAATGCTACAAAATGATCTGCTCTTTCACGCCCAATAACTTCATTTCTCCACTTGATTTGCTCATCTCGCTTGATGGGATAAAACAATCCGTCAGGTAATGAATGAGGAACAAAATTTGCTCTCCCCGGGGCTAGATCTTTTAAAAATTCATATGTAAGATAAGAGTGACAGTTAATTAAGTCTGTAGAATCATACAAAACTTTATTGAAGGTGGGAACAGGAAGATTATCCCATACATGCCAATAAGCAATAGGACAAACTTGATGTATTTCATCTTCCATTTCCCAGAGCCAAATAAAGAATCTGGGGTCTGTAAAGATTAGGACAACATCTGGTTTTTCTGCGACTAAAGTTGATCTGATTAGCTCTCTATTGCCGAATCCATCAATTGGCTTAATAATAAAGTCATCATTGACAGTAATCATTCTATAATCATCATGCTTAATTGCCGCGCCAAATTGTCGAAATGACCAGCAGCCCTTCTTTATTAAGCCGTCAATCAAAAATCTACTTTGACAGCCCACTCCAGATGTGCTTAAAGCGTGATCTGAAAGCATTAATACTTTGTATTTTTTTGTCATATTTCACCCACTATAGTATCATATTCATAACATGGTACCAGTAAAAGATAGTTATTATTTGCAGTGTTCTGTATTAGCAAATTCACAAAACCTGCATGATTCTCTATTTTTTATAAAAAAGCTTCTTCTGATGGTGCTTATCATGCTAGTCACCATCTTTTGAGCCTTCTCTATAGACTTTGGCCCTGACGATACTTGTACAAGATCACACATATTCCCAGGTTTTCCGCCTCTTTTCAAAAGTATGAAACCACACCCCACGTCTCGGAGCGGAATATCATTTTTAGTTGCCCAGTAGTCTTTATAGAGAATTATTTGTGCTTGAGTTAGAAAATCTTGCTTTTTTCTCCTATCCCAACCGTATGCTTTTGATGTCTTCCAATCAAGTATCCAGTATTTCCATGTGCCATTTTTTCTGGGTACTTTTATAATTACATCGATGTAGCCCTTGAATAGAGCATCTTTGCCAGGGATTTCCTCATAGAGCATTTCTTCTGCACTAACACGCTCCCACCCTGGAAACGTTTCATCTAAGTATCGTGGAATGTCATCCCACATATTGGATGCCCATGTACACCACTCTTCAACAGGAGAGTATTTGTACCACCCGGGTTGCTTCTTAACCCAGTCGGGGTCATCAAATCCATTTTTTTCCCATGCATTTCTAATATTGTTCAGAAGTGCCTCTTTGGGAATGTTGCCGGTATTCAAGAAGCTTTCGCAACCTTCATGAACGTTGGTGCCAAAGTCTAAATAGGGTGATGGCTCAAAAATAGATATTTTATCAATATGTACTAACTTGTGACGCCATGGACATTCTTTCCAGCATCTCACTTCACTATAAGAAACGTGGGTCTTTCCGGTGGGTAGTTCTTTCATATGCTGCCTTTTTTTATTGTTCATATGAATTATAACATGCATTACAACTTAGTTCAAGCAGCAGATCTATAAAATATTTGCAGACAGCCATGTTGATACATACTTCTCTAGTCGTAACAATGGCATCCAACCTGTCTTCGCTGTGATGTTGGAAATATCTGCCAGGGTGTTCTTTGCTTCCCCGGGGCGGGCCGGTATATATTCTATTTTGCCGCCGAACATTTCTGCCAACTCATTTATAGAGTAATTTGTTCCCGTGCCTAGATTGAATACATCTCCTGAATATTCTTTTTCTGATAACAAAGTAAACCCACGAACTATATCTTTGACATGTGTAAAATCTCGTCGTTGAGTTCCGTCGCCAGTAACTGTCAATTTTTGACCCGCTCTCGTCAAATTTTCAAATATTCCTACAATTGTAGCGTATGGGCCGCTAGTTGGCTGTCTAACACCGTATACATTAAAAAATCTTGCTGTGACAGTACTCAGCCCATAGACTTCTGAGTACATTTTGCACAATTCCTCTCCTGTATATTTTGCAAATGAATACGGGTTTAGTTTGGGTCCACCGTAAGCAGAACTAGATCCTGCATATATTACTTTTGCATTTGAGCTTCTGGCAAATTCTAGAACTTCTGCAGTTCCCATTGCATCTATAGAGAAGTATCTAAGAGGATCTTCAAAACTTGGTTGAATTCTAGCTAGTGCAGCTAAATGATATATTACATCAAAGTTAGATTCAAATCGATATGTATTGAGATTGCGTATATCATCAATCCAATATGTAACACCCTCTCGCTTGTTGTTTATGTTGCTTGATTCTGAGCACAGATTATCTATTACAGTAATTTCATTTTCAGGATCATACAACAGCTGCTCAACCAAATGTGACCCTACAAAGCCCAAGCCTCCTGTCACTAATACTCTAGTCATTGCTAACCGCCCTCCCAGACATAGATTCCCAGTCTCTATTTGATCTCAACTCATTGTTTTTTGTCTGTACAGAGGATAGCAAACTTGTGTCTACATTGTTTTTAGATCCAAAGTGTATCATTGCTGCTAAGTCTTTTGGTAAACAATGTCCCCCAAAAGCAAAGTCACCATCTGGACCGGGTACTGTAACATGACTCTGGCCAATTCTTGTGTCATAAAGTGCGTACTCACAGACTTTATCATAGTCTAAGCTAGATGCAGAACATAATTGATACATTTCATTTGCAAATGTCACTTTAGTTGCTAAGAAGCAATTGATGAAATACTTTACCATTTCGGCAGTCTCTGACTTAGTTATGATAATTGGTATTTCTGGAAACGGTTTTCGAAACATTGATTTGACACGCTTGGCACCGCGGCAATTCACGTCAGGATTACCACCAAGTATTATTCTTGTTTGATTAATAAAGTCATTGAATGAATTTGCCTCTGTCAAGAACTCAGGACTAAAGCATACATCTAGTTTGCTAGTGCTATTTATTCGCTTAGTAGTACCAGGTGGGACTGTCGACTTTATAACTAACGTGGGACTTTGATCTAGGGTGGTACATTCAGCTTCAATGCCTGCTATCACACTTTCTAAAAGTCTAGTGTCACACTCCCCTGACTTTCTCATCGGGGTAGGTATGCACACAAATATAATCTCAGATTTTCTGCACACTTCTTTGTGTGTACTATTGCACTTAGACTCATCGATATCATAAGTCAATATATTGTAAAAGTCCTTGAGGCCCTCTCTAATAGCCGACCCCACAAATCCCTGCCCTACTATTCCTATCATGCGTCTCTCCATAATTTCTTAACTGTTTTAGCTAGCACATCTTCAAACACGCTATTTGAAGTGTACCCCAAGTCTTTTAGTTTTTGATTAGTAATTGAGTATCTAAAATCATGGCCAAGTCTATCATCAACAAACTCAACGCTACTATCAAAGTCTTTTTCTAAAATATCACATATAAGGCGACATATCTGAATATTTGTAATTTCTTTTTTTCTAGTTATGTTGTACGTCTGATTTAGATCAGAGTTTTCCATTATATAGCGAATAGCAGCTACATTGTCTTCTACGTATAACCAGTCTCTGACGTTAGTACCGTCACCATATAATGGAATCTTTTTGCCAGATTTGAGCGATCTTACAATTGTGGGTAGAAGCTTTTCTGAATGCTGCCTTGGCCCAAAATTATTAGACGGTCTGACTATGATATATTCAATACCGTGTGTATTTGAATATGATTTTATGAGGTGTTCTGCAGCTGCTTTTGTTGCAGAGTATGGATTCTTTGGATTGAATCTAGACACTTCATGGTGCGACCCATATTGTATCGATCCATAAACTTCGTCTGTCGACACATGAAGCAATTTAGTGTTTGTTTTTCTACATGCTTCTAGAATAGATTTAACACCCATTATGTTTGATTTGATGAATGCTTCTGATGAATCTATTGAGTTATCAACATGTGTCTCTGCTGCAAAATTGATTATCCACGGGGTAGTAGTCAATATCGATTCTAGAGTACTTTGATTACAAATATCTGTTCTGCTTAGCACAAAATTAGAGTTATTCAAAGCAGCAGCTAAATTCTTTTCATTCGCTGCATATGTGAATTTATCAATTCCGTGTACCATGTAACCAGACTGTAAATACAGATCTGTTGCATGACTGCCGATGAAACCGGCACACCCTGTAATTGCTACTACTTGATTCAAACTCACACCTCTTTAGAAAAGCTACTAAGAACTTCTTTAATATACTCCAAAGTATCCCTCGTGTAATTCGGCGAACAGCCTACAAAAAATACTTGATCTAATACTTTATTTGCATTGGGATAGTCTTTGAAGTTTCCCAATCCTCTGTATGCTGGATGTACTAATATGTTTCCCGCAAAATAATTTCTTGTTTGAATGCCATTAGTTTCCAAGTGCTGAACTAGCTGTCGCTTCAAGTCCCCTGATTCACAAATGACAGGTACACCAAACCAACTAGTCTCTGCACTGTCTAATTCTTGGGGAATTCTAACACCCATAATGTCATGAAAGTAACTTTCAATTTTAGTCTTGTTACTTCTTCTAGCTTTGTGAATTCGATCAAGCTTTTCTATCTGGACTAGTCCTATTGACCCCTGCAAATCTAAGGGCTTGAGATTGTAACCCATATTGACGAAATAGTACTTGTGATCTATCACTCCGTTATAGTATCCTTTGAGCCATTTGTCAAATCTTTTTCCACATGTACCCTCAGAAAGTAAGTTTGCTGATCCAACGCAATAACAATCGCGGCCCCAGTAGGCGAAGCTTCTAGCTGACCTTATAATATCTGCTCTATCAGAAGATACCATTCCACCCTCACCAGTAGTCATATGATGTGCCGGATAAAAAGAACACGAACTAGCAATAAAATATTTTGCAAAGTCTTTACCCTTCCACGTAGTGCCCAAGCTATCGCAATTGTCACCTATCATTTCAATATTGTGTTTTTTGCAAAGATCAGACAGGGCGTCTAAATCATAGGGATTACCTAATACGGGTGATGAAAATACTGCTACTGTCTTGTCAGTAATTTTCTTTTTAATTTCATCTAGATTCCAGTTTAGATCGTTCATGTCGATATCAACAAAAACAGGCTTGAGGCCACACTGGATAATCGGATTTAGTGATGTAGGAAATCCTACTACTGATAATATTATTTCGTCGCCATCGTTCCACCCCATGCACTCTTTGAGGGCAGATATCATCACTAAATTAGCTGAGCTTCCGGAATTTACCATCAATGAATGCTTGACATCTATTTTTTCCGAAAACTTTCTTTCAAATAGACGAACTTTTTCTCCTGCGGAAACCCATTTTCCCGACATTAACGATTCAATAGACGCAGCTATTTCTTTTTCGTCCCACACAGGTCCAGAATATAACACACGTGGGTATTTCCCCTGCGATTTCTTCTCCGGGCCAGTGATATAGTCAGGCATGCCGTCATACTCTTCTGCGCACTTTTTTATAAATTCTACTATCATTTCGTTCAAGGTTGACATAACAAACTTATTCCTTCATTAATTGATATCTTTGGTTCAAATCCCAAATTGATTAATTTCTGTGTATCTAAAAACATGTCTTTTACCTGAACTATATTGTGAAAATCTGGTGGGGAGACATCAGTAATGACTGTTTTTGAATTTACAGTATTAATTGCTTCATCAATCATATCACGAAACCTGTGCGGAATTCCGCTGCCAACATTATAAATCTGATCCAAGTCGCCTTCTTTTAGAATTAAATCAATTGCTTGACAAACATCTGTTACATGAAGATAATCTCTTATAAAGTCTCCCCCGTGATATAAGTCGATGGGTTTGTCACACTTTATCTGATCTATTAGATACTGCAAAGCATTTTTCTTTTTAGAAGCAAGAATATCTCCTGTGCCGTAAACATTGCACAAACGTAGAATTCTATAATGTATATTGTACGTTTTACAAAAAGATTCTATTAGCTGCTCAGCACATAATTTTGTGATAGAGTAGAATCCCTTGGGTTTACAGCAGCTAGTTTCTAATGCCGGCAAAGTCGTATCACCGTAAACAAACCATGAGCTGATGAAATTAAATACAACGTCTCTGTCTTTGCACTGTTCTAGAACTTCTAATAAGACACTCAAATTGGTAGAGACATCTTTATGAACATCATCAAGCACATGGTAGTTATGTGTTGTACTTATGAAGTAGAGAATTGAATCAGACATTGGCTTTCTGGATTCTCTTGGGATCACAATACACTCGTCTGGTTTTAGATTTACATAGTTTGATCCTATAAAACCTGTCCCACCAAATACTGATGTTTTAGTCTTCATATTTGTCTAGACACCAATTCAATGCTTCAATTGCTGATCTTCCTTTGTAACCCGTGGCTAGCAACTTATCAATGTTCAGGAGAGTATTTACTCTACGATTTGGTAATATCTCAAGGAGCTCTTCATAGTCAGTTTTTATTACTTCAAGATCTGGTTTGATTTTTTGCTTTATCATTATTGCAATATCATATGGTGTTATATGACCAGAATTTGCTGTATTGTATATTCCTGTACAGTCATTGACTATCAAGTGATTCATCATGTCAATAAAATCTTCTATGCATGTGATTGAGTTTATCTCATCAATTGCAGGTATGTAATCCATGGAAATAAACTTTGTAATCAGATTTGATGGATATGATACAGCAGATATTAATTGTCTAGGGCGAAGTATTAGATAATTTTCATACCCAAACTCTGTTATTTGTTCATCAGCCCATTTCTTAGTCCATGTATACCACACCTTGGGTGTTGGGATACTGTCTTCATATGACTCTGTATCATTGCCATCAAATAAGCAACCGCTGCTAATATGAACGTATTTGATTCCTAATTTTGCGCATATACTGAGAATATTTAGTGGTCCTACAGTATTAACATTGTATGCTTCAAATCTATTTTCCTGACAGTATTCTAAATTGGTTTTTGCAGCACAGTTTATAACAATATCTGGCATGATATCAACAATATATTTTTCAACTGAAGATCTATCTGTGATATCACACTCTTTGTGTGATATTAGAGTTGTGTCAGATCTTCTTAATTGACTTGCTACTTTTCCTGTTCCGAATACTAGTCGATTCATTGTAGTTCACTCATTAGTTTGTTAGCGCAATAATATGATTCATGAGTTCCTGCATCAGTCCACTGGCCAGTGAGAGAATAAGATAGTGCTTCACCAGATGAAATATACACATTATTGACGTCAGTTATTTCGTACTCACCCCTTTCTGATTTTTGCAAATCTCTAATATAATCAAAGACATTATTATCATAAATGTATATTCCAGTTACACAATAATTGCTTGGGGGTTTTACGGGTTTTTCTACGATTCGAATTACTTTATTCTCAAAGATTTCAGGTACACCAAATCTAGTCGGATCATCAACTTCTTTGAGACAAAGAAGACATGTACTTACACTGTTGTCACGTGAGTCAAATTGAGTTATAATGTCAAGCAAATTATCTTCAAATATGTTGTCACCCAATATTACAACAATATTGTCGTTGTTTGAGAAATTTTCGCAAAGCAGTAAAGCTCCCGCTATTCCGTCAGGCTTATCTTGTACTCTAAATGTGAAGCTACATTTATAATCTCTACCACTTCCCAAAAGTGTTATCATGTCACCCATATGCTCTGTGCCTGTGATAACCATAATGTCAGTGACTCCCGCAGATACTAGCTTATCTACGCTGTGAATTATCATTGGTTTTTGACCAACAGGTAATAAGTGTTTATTTGTCACTTTTGTCAAAGGTGAAAGCCTTGATCCGGTTCCACCTGCAAGGATTATTCCTTTCATTCTGTGTTCCCTTGTATGTCTCTGATCTTTTGTTCATATTCGTGCTGAATTTCTATTTTATTTACTCTTATTTTGAGATCGATTCTATCTTTTTCCACGAGGCGTATTCTTTCACTTTGCATTACAGTGTGCATGACACCCTTATCTAGAACACCAGTTACTAGCGGCAATCTAGTCAGTGTATGTGTTGCATGTCTCTCAAACATGTTGAGAATAGGAATTTCATTGACACCATTGAACAAGGTCATGAGCGTATCAGTTCTCCATATAGTTGGACGAGATGTATAATGCCAATTGTTATAATAGAATGTCTTTGATCCTACATGTATGGGATCTGACCATTTCAATTTTTCGTTAGTCACAGTATTATAGTGTCTTACAGAATCCGGGTTTACACTTTTGGGTGTGTAGGTCGGATCAAATTTTTCAGAGGCACAATAGTCATATGATGGTACTCTGAGACAGTGTATGTTAGTATTCATATCCATAAAATCTAAACAATCTTTTACAAAATCATTATCGTATACATGAAAATCATCATACATGTACATGACATACGGATAACCCTTGTCTTGTGCTAGCTTTGCAGAACAATATATGACTGCAGTGTCATAGTAATTCTTGTCAAAGTGAAGATAATATCGAAAAAGCCCTGATTCTTTTATTTTGTTTGTTACTTCATTCAAAGAATTATTATCAACACTTAGAATGTCACAAGGTTGAGATCTTAGATTTTCTAATGTCGGAAATGTACTGTCAAAAACAGACTGCCTTCTTTTGCTGTTATCTTCATTGATAAAAGATAGATAACCGACTAAAAGTCTATTGTTTTGTTTGGACTTCATTTATCATATCCTTGTATTTAGAAGAGACAGCAGATATAAGAAGATTCTCTCCAGCTTTGTACCCTTTTTTACGTAAGTCAACTCTCATATCTGTAGATGAGCATAGTTGAGTCAGAGAACTCATAACATCGTCTATAGATTCTACAGATATAAACGCGTTATCACCAAATTCATGAAAGCTATTATAATTGCACGCTATTGTGGGAATACCAAAGCATTGAAAATTCGAAAGCTTTTGGTTTGGTTTATAATCTAAAACGTATGTTGTTCTTTTGTTCCTCTCTAGAAATATTATACCTATATCAATTCCTTCTAACATTTCGCAGCATTCTTCTCTAGATGATGGATGGCCTGTAAATAGAGATAATCCCAAGCTTTCAACATGAATTCTAATTTTGTCTAAGCAATCTATCTGATCTGGTAGACCTACATAACCAACTGTCGCCGGTACTCTGTCATCTCGTGTGACTAAATTATATGTTGCAGCATGGTGTGGAATAACGTATACTTTCTGCGACGATGTGATGTGATCTGCTAGTCTATCCTTAGATTTTGTGTTATTGACTATGTAAAAATCAATAAGACCATGCGACAGAGTTGACCAATCGATTTCGTCTGCTTCGGGATTCTTCTTTTGTAGTTTGTGTAATATTGCGACCGGCTGATCAATTATATCAAACCCAATGATATGTCCTCGCTGTCTAAGCTGGTGAGCTAGTCCTGGTTCAAAGCTTCTTACAAACACAATTGTCTTATGAAATCCGGATTGACCTACAAATGATCTTGTATCAGTGTCATAAAAATTGCCTCCTACCGGTGCACACATTTGAATTCCTCTGACTTGACCAGAGGATCTAGCTTTCATACCAATAAATGTTATCAAAGTTTTTCCATCCATGATGATATCATCTCATCAAGCATTGACTCAAATGTGTAGTCTGGTACCCAACCCAGAGTATCTCTAGTAAGCTGAGAATCACCTCTGAGGTACTTCAACTCTTCCGGCCTCATATACTTAGGGTTCTGAGTTACGTACTCTCTATAGTCCATATCCAGCTTAGTAAATACATATTCACACAAGTCTCTAACCGTGTGAGTCTTTCCGGTTGCTACAATAAAGTCAGATGCCTTATCATGATTTGTTATCATGTGCATAGCTCTTACATAGTCTTTTGAATGCCCCCAATCTCTACTTGAATCCATATTTCCCAGTTCTAAATTGTCACGTAAGCCTTTATGAATTTGTACTGCAGTCTTGACAACCTTATTTGTGACAAAATTTGATCCTCTTCGTGGCGACTCATGATTAAAAAGAATCCCATTACAAGCATGAAGTCCGTATGCATGTCTATAGTGTCTAACTAAATTGTAGCCCATAACCTTAGCACAACCGTAAGGACTTACTGGATTCATAGGGGTTGTAAGTCTTTGACACCCGTCATCATCAACTGAGTTTCCAAACATTTCAGACGAGCTAGCTTGATAAAATTTAGCTTCTGGGGCAAACAACCTATATGCTTCTAGCAAATTCAAAACGCCAATTCCGTTAGTCTTGATCGTAAAAGATGGTACATCAAAGCTAATTCTAACGTGACTCATAGCAGCTAAATTATATATTTCATCTGGTTTGACCTCTGACACTATCCTTATAAGTGATGGCGCATCGAGCATATCGCCGTAATATGTTGTAATGTCACTACTTTGCTGTAGATTGTAGATTCTAGTATTCTGATTTTCTGCAACAGACTGGCGTCTCACCATTCCAAAAACATCATAGCCTTGTGATATTAAATATTCTGAAAGGTAACTTCCGTCTTGTCCTGTAATTCCGGTGATTAGTGCTCTCTTTTTTTTCATATTTTTATTACCTTTGTCAATTCGATTTTATGTGATTAGAATTTTTTTCATGCGATTGACAAAATACATAATATTCATTAATTGGAAGATTTTGAAGTTTATTTTTGTACTCTCTATCATCAATAATACATGCGGATCTGGCATAATACACACACGTCGGTATGTCAACGTATCTTATAACAGCTCCTGATTTTTCAAATCGTTTCATCAATTCTGTATCTTCCCCATCTCTGCTGCCTGGTGAATCTCTTTTCCACGACCCATACTTTGTCAAAGCATCGAGTGTATGTGCCATGTTAAGATTATCTGTATTTCCAATATGGTCATATCCAGAATAATCATCTATATCTCGATCGACAATCTTCTCAATCATTCCATCACCCTTACCTATCGTAACATGATAGTACTGTGTGTACATTACATCACATATATGTTTGCTCATTGTTTCCCATATTACCTGTGTATGATTAGGTAGTAGAACATTATCATCATCACAATATGCGATAATGTCAGACTTCGCATTATTTACACCGATATTTTTTCCAACAGAACCTACATTTGGTACATGTGGTTGCTCATTGTTTATAAAACGTATTCTTTTGTCAGATGCAAATTCTTTATAAACACTGAATGCATACGGACAATGATCTGCAACGATTATGTGCTCATATTCATTAAAAGTCTGCAATTGCACTGATTGTATACATCTCCTCAACAAATCCGGGCGGTAGTGAGTAGGTGTGATTATTGTTATTTTTGGAATACTAGATTGTTCTTTCATAATATTCCCCTACAGTAAATTTCTTTGTACTTAGCTTAGAATTTTTTACATAATTTTCGTCGTAATCGTCTGGTAAGATCACTCTAAAGTCAAAACTTACACGACACTTTCCAGATTCATTTTTTTTGTTTCCGTGTCGGCATGTTGAACCCCTGAAATTAAAAATCTCGCCTGGATTCATAATAGCTGGATAATATTCTCTTGTTCCCGGGTCTGTCTCAATATATACAGATGCTGTATCACGAGATCTAGTAAGGGGTATTATAAAGTTTTTTTCAACTATTGGGTGATTATACCCAGGGTCAGAATCTTTATGCCAACCGTACTCTTCTTTAGTGTCTCCTGGATTTCCTCCAACTGCAATATTATCTGGAAATTGAATTCTGAATGATGGGAATGATTGATAAATTAAATCATTTGTTCCCATAATATCAGTCATGACATCTTTTATGAAGCGGTGATAAGCATCAACTAGCTCTGGCCAACCCTCATTTAACTTCTTGTAAAAGAGACTATGTAAAAGAGTATGAGCATCGTTTTCATTTGTGAATAATTCGTTTTTTATCTGATTTATAGAATCTTTGGGAATTATATTGTGTAAATCCTCTAGATTTTCAATATTGAAAAAATCTGTAACTATCTTCACAAACGGGTATTTGACATCATCATACTTGTAATACTTTATTCCGTTTTGATCTTTGACTAAGCGCATTTGTCCTCACTTTCCTTTAAAGACTATAATATATGCAGTACTGTCAAAGATTACGCCTTAATTGTCTATCATCGTCCACTGGGGTGGAATTAGATCATCTATGTGCCAGTCTGACATTTTTTGACCGTACCATGTTTTGGGTGCTATTACGGTTTTGGTTTTATTATTATTGAGATACGCAGCCCACCACGAAAACGTGCTATTTGAAATAATATTGTGGTGCATCATAGACATAAGGTACATATCCATCACATCTGTCTCACCTTCAATAAACACATCTCTATCTGACATTGTCATATTTTCTCTACACCATTCTATGTCATCACTAAAATACACAAATGTGTACATATCACTAAATCTTTCCCGAGATTTTTTCACGTAATCTATAGTTGTAGGTACATATGAATCTTGATTGTTGACATAGTCACCTCGACGAACATGTATGCTAACAGTTGGAAGCTTGGTTAGTATAGAATATTTTTCTCTAAGGTAAGTTACAGTACTGTATGATGGTTTCAAGACTTTCAAGACTTGATCTTGATTATGCTCAAAGTACTTGTATGATTGAAAATCGCCGGCTAGTTCTAGATTCTGCACAATTGGGATCTTACAGAAGCCGGGCTTAAACCAGTTGTGACGATGCTCAACGAATGATTTATCTTCACCGAGATCTAAGTTTCTAAATATAGTTTCTGCATGAACATCATCTTTCAAATCTGGGAAAACTGCTCTATCATTACAGTCAATTGCATGTGATAAAGTTGCGCAAACTTTGAACAATCTGTTCCCTAAGCCTCTATTTTGTGTAGTCGTATTTGGAGAGTCGACTATGACATGTTTAATTTCGCACGTTATCATGGTTCATAAATACTTTTTTAGTTGATAAGTTAGAGTAATTTTTCGAACACCCAGTATCTTCATTCTCAAGAGGCAGTTGATCCATTATCAATATCCCTCTCGCAGCATCTTCGGGTGTCATATACATATGATACCCTATCATTTCAAATTCATCGTCCATATAAGCTTTTGTAAGATCTCTACCGTCATATGACGCTTTCTTGAGCCATCTGTACTCTTCTTCATTATCTGTCAATATTACGCCGCCGCGGCCTATAGGCAGTCGTTTTTTAATTTGAAATGATACTACGTGCAATGTACCGGGAACGTACATGTCTTTTGTAAATCTAACTGCACCATCGACTATAGGATATGGTGATAGATGGTATACACCTGACCATTCGTAATCTTCGAATTGAACTTGACAACCAGCATGCAAAATTTGCATCGGTGTTGAAACATATGTTCGTGAGGGTATTGTGATCACACCCTTGGCATTATAATACTTCAATGCTAAGAACAATCCATTTGAACAACAGTCAACTGTTACTGCATACTTGCTACCAGCAAATTCTGCCAGCTTTTTTTCAAATATATCAACAGCATCTCGTGGATCGTCTAAGTGATATCCAGCTGCACTAAGATCATCTAATTCTGTTCGCTGCCACTCTTTGGGTAGCTTTCCTACAGGCCAAACATTGTATTGCGTTTTTTCTTTCATAACATACCCTCAAATAAAGTTTCCAAATATTTTGTCTTTTTCAATTACGTTCTCAATTACTTCATTATATCGCGTAAATGCACATCGCATACACTTATCAGGCTGAATATCATTTATCAGCTTCATATGATCTTCTGATCCCCACACTCTCATTATTTCCCATGGGTCGGGATAATGACGTGCTAATCTAAAGCCTTTTCTTCCGCGCATGCTAAAGCATATGTGGAACCAACCGTCTGCACCAAAGACACCCGAGAGCGGTGTGGCCTTGCATGAGTCAAATTTGACTACTCTTTTGAAGTTTTTGCCAAACTTGTGTCTTACAGCATACACTTTGAAATTTTCATCTTCTAGTTCATATGCTTTTTCAATGTGTTCCAGTGTTATTTTCATGTATTCATCGATGTCAAAGCCCGGGTTGTTTTCTGGTTTGAGATAGTCTACCACTCCCGGGATATTTTCTAAGCCTGCAGGACGGATGTGCACGCCGTCGCAACCCGTATCTTTTGCTAACTTGGCTATCTTATAAGTTTCTTCATAATTGAATGGATGAATTAGAAATTTTAAGTTAGTATCTAGCTTACTGCCTTTTCTATATTTAGTCTCATTCAAGTGAGTGACATTTTTCACAACTTGCTTGTAGTGGTTTTGCCCTCGCATTCTCTTGTATGTCTCTTCGTTGGTGCCGTCAATACTAATGCCACAAAATCTAGCACCGTTAGTAAGCTCTTCAGCATATCTTTCATCTAATAGAGCTCCATTTGTAATCATTCCGACCTCTATATTATGCTTATGAAGTCTTGGAATCATTTGCAGAGTATCTTTATTAACTAACGGCTCGCCGCCGCCGGCGATACATGTACTTTTTACACCCCAATCTGCATAAAAATCTGCTAACTTAAGTAGGTGACCTGGCGGCATGTTTTCAAATCCCGACTTGTCTCTATAGTCATATGCGTTACAATATATACACCTCTGTTGACATATATTGCTTGGATCAGTATCAACAGCAATTGGTGCTAAAAGATCGCCAGTAGCACAACCTTCTAGTTTGTCCTTGTGAAGTAGTATTTTCCAGTCATTAAATCCGTTATAGTCATTAGACCACTCTTTTGGATTTGCCATTATTACTCCTTATCATCATAGCTAATGCTTATCTTGTTGCCTGTCTTGTTATAAAAGTATACGCTTTCTTTCCCAGGGAAATAAAAAGCCCTCATTAATGTTGTTATGTCTTTTGCTTTGTCTAATTTGCGCCGTCTATAAATTGTAGGCTTTTTAGATTGTGGCTGCGAAGTATAATCGTTTGTTACAATTTTGACAAAGTACTTCTTGAACATTTGATATAAAATATTTTCGCACTTTTCGTAAAGAAAAAGTGCAGTATCATTGTCACCTACATCAAACTTCTCTAGAAAGATAATTGGGCCTTGATCAAGCCCGGGTGTTATTTCATGCAGTGTGACACCGTGTTCTTTTTCACCGTTTATAATAACCCATGTAGCTGACCCTACTCCACCGTAATCTGGTAATATTCCATAGTGAAAATTATAACATCTTCTGTTGACTAGAAATGACTCGGTAAATATCTTGTCATATACTACAGAAAAGACAATGTCTGACTCTTCTATAGAATCTGTCATTGCATAACCCTTGGGGCATGACTCGCGAGCAAACTCTAGACACTTCTTCCCTATGCTTCTATTTGAAGCAATATATATTTTAGTCTCTTGTGTCATCGATGAAAACCTTATCTAGCTCTTGTCCTTGATACGGTCCAGTTTTATACTCATACACGTATGTATTATCCTCCAATATTTCGTATGTATGACCGCCCTCTAGAGTAATACTAGCATCGCCATGGGATAAGTCTGCCTTGTAGAGAAGAGAGTCGTCTGTATCATAAAGATACACCCTAACTTTTCCAGAGATTATTACCCATGACTCTTGTGCAATGCATGTCTCAGGGCCTTGTTTCCATATGTGCCTGTGTGGACGAAATGTCTTCCCTTTGTTCATACTCAATGTGGAAAGCTGTATATACTGATCTCCGTCGACAATGTCGTTTCTAGACACTTCGCCTTCAAATTCATATCTTTTATGTATTATATGAAGTACTTTGCTTGGATTCAGCTTAGAATGAATTTGAATCATTTTGTTATACCTTACTTTTCCATACTAGTGAACAGCCTACAAATCTATCCCAATTATCAAAATCATAAGTTTCATATTCACTAGAAGGCTTTATTTCTTCTTGATATATGTGACAGCATGGGTGATATTCTTCTTTAGTGTCATCAATTAAAACATAGTGAGGATCAGATGTTATAGACATACACATTTCTATGTCACGAAGGAATGATTCTCTTTCGTGATCGCCATCTATAAATGCTAAGTCAAAACCAGATATATTGTGCTTATCCATTGCTAATCGTACGATGTCAGTGTTTGTTTGAACAGATGAAGCAGATGCGGTCTTAAAATCATCTGGTAAGTCAGTTTCTGAAAACCATGATCCGTTTGCGCCGCATGTCTCATATATTCTGTTATGATGTGGGTATACAATAACTTGCTCAACATTCTTAAGATCTAGATCATTGCATGGGTTAATGTCTAGAGTTATGAGTAATCCGTCAGGGCGGTGATTATCAAAATACTTTTGAAATATAGCTGTTGACATATCACCCTTATGTGTGCCTATCTCTAAACAATACTTGGGATTCATCTGAATGAGTGTTTCGTATAACGCGTCTAGATAAAAGCATGTCTTGTTATAATACTCAGGGTATTTTGGGGGCCATGGTAACCTCCACTTTGGGCCTGAGTTGACGGTTCTTGTTTTAAAACCGTGAGATTTTTCATTAATATTCATATTATTCTCCTTACTTTCTTAGCCAAGCTGCTTCTGATATACAATTATCTTTTGCTTCAAATCCGTAGCAGTGATGCTTGAAAAAATCATTCATTTCACGGATTGGAACTTTTTCCGCATCTAACACGTAACTGTAAGCTGTTTGTTCAGAGCATGACCACATCTTAGATTTAAACTCAGGATCTTCTTTGAAGTAAACAATATTGCTGATGTCAACATCTAGCATTTTATATGCAATGTCTATCATTTTATCAACTAGTGGAAGGTAATTTGGGCTTAAGCCAAAGACACCAATATTATACGAGTTGAAGTCTTCTGTGCCAACAACTGCTCTAGCTACGTGTCTTTCTCCCCAATATTCTCGACCATTTGCAATAGGAAACTCAGTCTCCCAAATCAATGCACCTTCAAAGTCAGCAACTTCATCAATCGGCTTAAGACATGTTAGGTCATTGTCTAGTTTTATAATCTTCTCCCCGGGGACTAAATGCTCTTTAAAGTGCATCATTGCAGGATTGAAACAGTACTTATGCTTCTTCCACTCTTCTAATCGATCACTAGAATCGACCAATTCAAGATTTGATGTGGGAACATTATATTGTGATATCTTGTTATTCAATAAATCTACATCATCTGTATTGACAACATAATGTCTACTTGGATTGTGATGCAAAAATGTAGAAATAGATGCTGCAGAGTACTCAAAAATATAATCTTTGTTTCTATATCCTTGCTTCCCCCACAAGCGACCGCTATCTCTCTGTTTGTCTAAATCATAATTGAAAACTAAGCTTACAATTTTCATAGTATATCCTTTTAGTACTGAGTTCTAGTACCACGTATGTTTGGATCAACATTGTATTCTGACAAGATGTCTAAAATTATCCCATTGTGCTGGAAAGTATTCCACTTTCCACGTTGTACAGCTGAAACGATATGTGGGTATGTTGAAGTGCCCCAGTGATATTTTCCTTGCTTGGGCTCATTATTGTAACAATATGCGCCTTTTATCCCTAGTGATCTCATACACCCAGGCCAATCTGCAGCTGGTTCTAAGTGAAGAGGAGATTTAGCTGTTCTGTACAATGACATCATATCACTCTTCTTCCATATTGTTGCCTGCATTTGGAAAGGGAAAGATTTTGGGTTTAGAGTATTTGCATCATATAGGTCATCTTCGATTTTGTGAAGACCAAAGTCAATATCAGTAAAACCGGAGCGTATAAGTCTTATGAAGGAAAAATCTGAGTTTTCTAGAAAATTAATATATCGCTTTAAGCGATCAACGTTTGGTGAATCATACAATATAAAATCTTCTTGTGCATACAGTATATATTTTTGGTCTATTTTCTTTAGCCCAGATGTATACTGAATATAGTACGGATCAGATTCATCATATATCAAGAATGTATTATCTTTAGTGTAGTCCGGACCTGTATCATTTGACAATACGTAACTGGATATATCACCCGGTAGATATTTTTTTACTTGCCCAAAATAGATTGGCCATATATCTTTGCATGCTGTATGTGTATAAGTTAGAAGGGCTAAATCACTTAAGTCTGTGTGTATCTTCATCTATATCCTTCCTCATGATGTCTAGCATATATCTTACACGTGGCTTTCCTGTGTGATACTTGACTGTGTAATCATAACCGGCAATACCGATATCTTTACATTTTTGTTTATTATTAAGCATATCATATATTTTTAACTCAAATTCTTTCATATTTGAGTACTCTATCCAATGCACGTTGTCTGTTGGCTTGTTAGGAAATAGTATCTCTGCGCTTTGTGTAAAGCAGCATGTTTTGTTTCCCATAATTTCCCACGTTCTCATTGAGCTATTTCCAGCACCCCAAGCGTCGACTCCAATATATGCTCTTGATAGACGTTTTCTGTATTCGCTATACGAAACGTTACTTACAAAGTCGACAGTGTAACCTTCTTTCTCCAGTCTTTTGCAAAAATGATATACTTCCCAGCGAAGTCCTGTGTGGAGATGCCCAAATGAGCATACTACGTCAACTGACTTATCACAAAAGTCATCAGACAAATAAGACATCTTGCAGCCTATGTTGAAAGGTATTATTCCTATATCAGCATCTGATTGATAACATTCTCTCTTGAAGTACCAACGACAATAATCATACATAACATCATTAATCCATGGAGTGCCCTTACACCTGCTGGGATTAAATTTTGATTCATAGACTTGCTTAGCAATAGTTCCATTTTTTGCCCATGGTGCTGATACTCTTTCTTTGTCATCAGGGTACCCTGTTGCTGTCCATTCACTTCCGTCAATGTAAGCAGTGATCTCCGGCCTGTTTATTTTGTTTAAAAGATAGTATTTGGGAGGATTGTTGTCTCTTATCTTACCCCACAACACAAAAATAAAGTCTGCTGTTTTAGAATGCTCAATCACATCTTCGTCTGCATACACTCTTCTTACACTGTTACCATAGTCTGTTGCAATTACTTCTACACCCAAATCATACAGACCTTCGATAACAATTGGGACAACTGCATCCATCTTATTGTCTGGTGTTATAGCAATTATCTTCATGCAGAATCTAAAGTGTAGCCTAGCTTCTTAGCATTCTCACCACAGATTCTGATGACTTCAGATATTTCACTGTCTGTGAGTGTGCTATTTATTCTATTCTGCCTTTCTTCTTTTTCTTCAACACATATTTCGCCAGTAACTCTTCTAGAATCGAACATTGAATTTGACTTATTTGACAATTTGAGTGAAGTTGGTTTTAAAAGTGATTTTGTATAACTTATTCCAACGTGCTTAGAAACTTCACGCATAACATCTTCTGTGTTTTCAACTAAATCTTCATATTTCACCAGCTTATACTGTTCTGAAGATGCAGAATTGTCTATAGCTAATTCTAAGCCAGTGTTGATAGAATGTGCAACATGCCTCAAGTTGAATGATTCGTCTCGAGATTCACACAATTTTTTCATACTAGCAACATTGTCAATAGGGTTTCTAAGCACGTGTACATAAGATGCATTAGTAAAGTTTTTACTTATCTGCGAAAAGAATCTTTCATTTTCTGGTGTTTTTTCTACAACACGAAAATCTTTATTGAGCTTATGTGGATATGATAATGCGAACGCTGACGCGGCTACCTTGAATAATGAGAATGGAGCTTCGTCTAGCAGGTTCATAGAAGCCCATTCGTAAGCATCAGTGAACTTCTGATATGCACCTCTATCTTTCCCCAATAGTAGGTATGGGCTGTAACCCGTAGGGCTTATAAGTTTCCCCAGCCAGCGTGATCTTGCCTCGTTGATCATTGTCCTGGATGGCACTGTTGCCTCAGGTGAGTGATGCTTCATCAGATGAGAATCAACTGGGAGTGCTAGTAAGCTATTGTGACCATCTAAGAGACACAACAATAATGAAGTACCGGCCTTCATGTTTCCAAATATAAACACAGGATCGTCCATGTTGCTAGACAAACTAGTTATTTTGTCGACATCAATATTGCTAGAATCAGACTTGCTAACTAAATCTGCAGAAAAATCAGATAGTGAATTCATTAGCTTGATGTATGATTCACCTCTTTTTGGCCATGATTTTTCTCTATTCACTAGAGATGATTCTAATGCACCCATAGTAATGCTACTTGGAAATATTGCGTCGACATCTTCGTCTTCATCCATCCACTCATTTCTATAGGACATCAATTCACTATCTGCTTCTGGAACATTATCTTCCGGGCTCCAGACTTCAGAAAAGGGTGACTGGTTTTTTGGCATGCTGTGTAATGCATCACCCTCTCGTTCAATAAGAACTTGTCCGTAGTCAACCTCTTTATCTTCGCGGCACAAATCATCATGAAATATTCTTCTATCCATGATGATTAGATCTTTAGGTGCATCTATTTCATCAATTGCCTTAGCACATTGTATACCCGGGTCGTTCTTGGTTGGCAAATGATAATCATCAAATAGTAAAAATTTATTGAACTTGTCTTTACAGTTATTCCAGTCAGATTTTACACCCTCGTATGTATGATCTCCGTCAATGTATATCATGTCGAAATTTTCTTTTACTTGAGGCAGAACATTGTTTGATGTTCCTTTTGCGAACTGAATCATTGAAAACCATGATTTGGGAAACACTTGTGTAAGATTTCTAACAAAATCTTCGTCCAAATTTGGATCTATAGTTACAATTTTTCCCTCAATTCCCATATCATGAAATGCCTTAGCAGCACACATAGTTCCATACCCACGACCGAAGCCGATCTCAAGCATAGATGTCAAGTTATATTTTCTTATTAGAGAATATATCAAGATACCTCTTTCATAGTTTGGCCTGAAGAAACACCCATGGGTTTTGAAGTAAGGATGACTAGCTTCTCTTTGCTTTTTTGCTGTAAATTCTCCTATGTAGTCGAAGTCACCCAAAGCTAAGTCTTCAAGGTTTATGTTCAATTCAGATAATTTATCTCTAATGTGTATATGTCTCATTATAATACTCTCACTATGTTTGTACTCTGTCGTAATCATCTTCTAGCCTGACGATGTCATCTTCACCGAAATAGGCACCTAATTGTACTTCAATTAGGTCTAGATTCTTGTTTCCTGTATTTCTAATTCTATGTTTAGACAGGGCGGGTATTTGGACAATCTTTCCAGGTGATACGTCTATTTCATGCCCGTCTAGAATTACTTTTCCTATGCCTGATAAAAATACCCACACTTCAGATCTATGATGGTGATATTGGTAGCTTAACTGTTGTCCCGGTAGCACTGATATTCTTTTAACTTTGCAGTCATCTGGGTCGTGCAAAACAGTATACGTTCCCCATGGACGCTGATTAGTCATTGCTAGTGCTCATGAGCTTTTCAAACATTGTAACAAACGGCATAAATCCGGTAGGCATAGAGTATTGGGACACACTTTCATATGCATATTCTACATCAGGCTTAGCCATTTTTACATTTCCGGGTTGAAATATTGAACCTGGGCTTAGAATTATATCAGATATTCCTACATCTGTTGACACAATTGGTGTTTTTGTAAGTGCACATTCAACAATTGATTGTGGTCCACCTTCAAACCTTGCTGCAACAATGTATAGATCTAAAATATTATAAAATGTATTGATGTCAGACATCGGCGGAAGCTCAGAATAGTAATACGGAATATTAGCATCTTTCAATCTTCGAATGACATACTGACGTCGCCACCCTGCTAGAAGCACACGAACCTCTACATTCTTTGTCTTGTAGAAGTCTCTAAGCTCTTCAACAGCATCACAAAAAAGATCTGGACCTTTTTCTAATTTGGGACTCTTAAGATCATGGCCCTCTGTGTCTCTCTGGAACGATCCTATAAGGAAACAATTGTCAGAAATACCATATTGAGTTCGTATATCTTGACGTAACTTTTTAGATAACCCCTTCCATATGTTTTGATTTACCCAAAAAGGCTGGACCCATATGGGCTTTTTGGTATACGGTAATATTTGCTCTTTTGTTTTCTCACATGGGACATGATATAAATCGACGTACTTGTCTCTTTCTAGAAAATCTTCTTTCTGCTGTTTATCAAATTTGTTAGGTACAATATGGTGAACAGATGCAACAACTTTTTTTTGTATGAGTAGATTGGGACTTACTTTATTCCAGCACCAGTCAGCCAACAACCAAATGACACTCGAGTCTTCTATAGATGTTGATGTAGGGTAGGGTTGTGCCTGATTCCACTCAGTTACAAATCTATCACATATCCAGTCTTCTTTAGGTGCTAGTACAAATACGCTCATATTCTTTCGCAATAGTGTTTATGTTGAGATAATCGCAAGATACATCGATGGTTGGCAAGTCTGTAATTTTAGATATATCTAATTTATAGGGAGAATCATAGTCTAGAAGCTCATACTTGTACTCTTTATCTTCTTGGATAATCAATCCGTTATTTTTTACTATTTCTTTTGTGCCCCCTGAAGAAGAGCATATAACAGGACACTGCTGTGATAAAGACTCAACAACAACATTTGGACAGTGATCTAACCAAGCTAAGTGTATCATCCAGTCTGCTGCTGAATATATTTCTAGACATAAGCTGTGTGGAACTGAGCCTGCGTAGTATATACTAGAATTATCTACTATATGATCAGGGTTATTGCCTAACACAATGAGTCCTGAATTTTCATACTTTGAGTTCTTTTTGAGATTCAGAAATAGATCTATATTTTCTCTTAGGCGCTTTTGTCGATGCCAATTGGCAGAACAAACAAATAGGTAGTCATATTTCTTTCTAAGTTTTAGTAAATTTTCATTAGAGGGTATCGATCGCTCAATAGCAATTCCATTTCTTATCACTGAGCCGACCCGGGCGCCCCAGTGATACTCTGTCATTTTTTTATCAAACTCAGACTGCCATATGATGTGATCAAAATTATCGTATGCCCACTTGATATGTTGATTCTTGATATAAAACTCATCTGGCTTGAACCAAATTCCGTCTAGACGCTGAATTGTTTTGGCATTTGGGCGTGGAATAGTAACCGGCTCAATAAATGCTAGCAAAGAATCATACTGATCACTAGCTGGTACTAGCTCGTGGCCAAATGACATCAACTCGCTAGCTAGTCTTGCAGCAAATGTATTGGGTCCCGTGGACGAAGAAAAATTGACATTAGAAAAATGAATATTCACTAATTCACCATTGATTCAATTATATTGTAGTATTGTGATACACATCTATCAATATTCATAAATTCGGTGTCAATTTTTGATACATAGGATTTATAATCTTTGACAATAATATCGATAGCATTAAGAAACTGATGAAATGTCTCGTACTCTTCGCCATGCTGTTTGCATAGCTCTTTTATTCCCCCTGTATCAGTGTGATATATAACAGGCATTCCTGACGCAGCGCCTTCAATATGATGCATTCCGCACGGCTCAAATTTGCTAGCTGTAACATATATGTCATGCTTTCTTAGTTCATTACCGAGTGATGCTCCGGAAAGCGGGCCAACAATTGATGTAGCGCTTGGAGAGTAGGTTTTATTATACCTACCTACATACGTAAATTCAAAGTCGTCATTGTCTTGAAGATAACGATCTATCTCTGTATACAAATCAAACCCCTTCATCCAGTTGTCAGACCAGTGATGTGTTACTAATTTCGGTTTATGTGTAACTATTTTTCTGTTACCTGGATAGAAATGATCTGCATTGCAGCCATTATAAATTACATGATAATCTTTGTCGTAACCGGCGTTCACAAAATAGTCTGCCAACCACTGGCTTATAAAAACTACTTCGTCAGAAATATTTGCTGAGTCTAGTAAAATCTTATCGATAAAGCTAGTATCTTTTCTTTTGTCGCATTCATTTACTCTGTGTAGTATTTTAGTTTCTGGATGCGCTGATTTATATCTAGAAACATGCTCAATTGAGTATCCTATGTCACCAGGCCGAGGATCCATCAAAAATATTATGTCAATATTTTCCTCAAGATTGAAAGTAACTTCATGATCATGATTGACAAGATGTTTGACCATAGCAGATAAAAATTGATTGCCGCCGCCGTACGGTTCATCTCGAGGGACTCTATTGAAGAATACTTTCATGAAATAAAACCTCGTGTCCGGAGAAATTCACCCTCGGACTTCTGAAATTTGGCATCATCTGACTGGAATGTATTTGGGCTCATGTCTATAGAGTAGTGATATGCAACTATTGGCTCATAATGCCAATTGCCGGCGGCTTGATGTAATACTGGCAAGTATATTGTTTGATCACCTATCCTCTTGAAGTAATCTCCATCTGGACCTCTAAAGTTTTCATCTTTTACGTCTTCAATGATTCTTTTTCTAAACGTTTTAAGATGTGAAGAGACCCATTGATGTTTGTATGGATCTGCGGTTGTCGGCAATGACCGGGATATATTATTGTGTGTATAATCCCATCGATGTGCTGTCCAAATTGCGTCATAATTTTTCTGCTGGTATCGATTGTTAATGATACTGAGCGCATCACAGTCACAAAGCCAGTCATCGCCGTCTAGCCTACAAATAATGTCATTCGAATCACATTCTTTCAAAGACTCAACAATATTCTTCACTTCCCAGTGCTTTTCACTATTAACTGTTAGCGATATTTTATCATCAGGGATAGCTAGCTGCTGCTTGATAAGGTTGACCATATCAGGAGTTCTATCTGTTGAACAGTCATCACGAATTATAATCTTCCAGTTTTCATGAGTTTGAAACCAAACTGACATTATACTTCTGGCAATTGTAGCTTCGGCATTGAATGCCGGCATTATGAAAACAAATCGATTATCCTTCATTAGTGCTCTCTTGAGTGCGACCCAGCCATGACCATATATACTTTGGGTGATCTGATTTGAGTGTTACATGGGGGTTGGGTTTCGAAAAATCGATTGGAGTGTGAAATACCCAGCCGCCTGTTTTATCACGAAGTGCTTCTGATAGACTTTGAATGTCATCATCTGATACTTCTGACCATGGTTTTTGAAAAAACATGTTATTCTCTGCTGTATCTTCTTGTTCAATATTGTACAGACTTTGCCAATGTTGTGACCAGTAGTCTCTGTATGTCTTAATCTTTCTAGTTAAATCAAACCATGAGTAATGATGCACTGTCGGAAGTAAATCAACACATCTTTCAAACCACTTAGAATAATTTGTATGTGATACCGTGTCTCCCTCTAATGCCTTGATCTTGCAATTGTGAGCTTCAGTATTGTAGAAAGTAGCATGAGGAATTGGGTCATATGTATTAGAATCTATGTAGTCACATCCGTCTGTGCCTGGTTGAGCATATAGTGAACCATCTTCATCTTTAAGTCTCAGTGCACCTGGGATTCCGTGTGTAATGTGAGGCATATTTCTGCTTATCCTCCACTTCCATGGATTGATATCCATCCTGACTTTTTCTTCTCCTCCCCAGTATTCTACAACTGGAAGACAAACAATGTCAATATTGCCCGGAAATGATATCATCAGATTCTTGATCTTTTGAAAATCATTCTCATGAACTATTTCGTCTGCATCTTGCTGCCAGCAAAAATCCATACTGCATTTATCTCGTGCTAGTGCTTTGTTCGCGCCATCGTAAACTGCGAATCTTGGGTGCGACCAGTCTCTCTTGACTTGATGCGCATGTAAATTGTCTTCTTTGCTTGACCAATCTAGAAGTTTTTCCCATGTGCCATCTTTAGAGCCGCCATCCATAACTACGACTTCATCACAAAAGCCCAACATCGACTCAATAGAAGCTTGCCATGGATAATTATTTTTATCACAGTCTAGAGTAGTTATATAGCCGCTAAGTGTTGGGCACCATTCCATATCTGATTTTATGCCGCCCCAGAATCTGTCTCTAGCTGCGTAAAGATAAGCCTCAGTGTCAAATTCATCAGATGTGTCAAACCATATCTCATCTTTATGCTCAACAAAATCATTGATGTGTAATTTACAACCCAATAATTTAGCTTCTATTACCATTCTGGGGCAGGTGTCACCGCCCTTAGGTAGATAGACAAAACCTTCAGATTTTGCCAAAGTTTCTAGAACATACTCGTAGGGTGTGTCCCAAAGTATCTGATAATCTTTATTATTATCTTCGCACCACTGTTTAGCATCATCTGCTCCCTTAATCCAGCTAGCTGATCCTAAAACGACCCACCCCTTTCTCTCAATGTCTTTGTTTTTCTTCTTGAGGAGTTTGAGTGCTAAGAAAAATTTATCATCAAAGACAGAACTTAGAACTACATTGTTGACTTCAGATAGGAACGGAAAGTATTCGTGATATCTCTCCATTTGTTTTTCTGACATCCACCAAAGTGATTTAGCACCGTAAAAGAAAGCTGATATCATCTTTCCATTTATCTGATCAACACAGTCACAATCAGAATTCTCTAACGCATAATGTTTTTCCGGAGATCTGTACTTGCAGAATTTATAATCATACTCTAAAATAGAGTATCTGATATTTGCGCAGATAGTTGGAATTAATTCCATATTCAAAGAAGCAAAATTTCCGAATATCCAATGACAATTCTGAGCTTCTTCTAGAAGCCTGAGATCTACATCACGAGCATGTAACTTAAAAACTTCAAACGGAGAGGCTTCTATTAGTGCCTCAGATGTCAATTCTGCTCCCCCTACGTAGTCTTCAACAAACATGTCTGAGACGAATATTATTTTTGCAGATTCAGGCACAGTTATTAGTTTACGCTGCTCTGAATCAAATGGGCTGTTACCAAACATATAATTTCCTCACAATTCTATCTTAAGAGAATTCTATTAAAGAAATTACGTACGATTTGAGTAGTGTTCAATTATAATTTGTATTATAATTCTGAAATTATAATTTATACAATTGCTGAAATTGATCTTATCTTTAAAACATCTTAAGAATTCTCAATTAAAACAATTACTCAATTAAAACAATTACTTAAATTAAACAATTACTTAAATTCTCTAATTACTTAAATTCTCTAATTACTTAAATTCTCTAATTACTTAAATTCTCTAATTACTT